ATTTGTTCTAACAATTTGGGTTTATTTTCTGGCTTACCTGGTTCATAATTTGTCAATAAGTTATTCATATCGACCATATAAAATTGTTTCAATTCAGGGTCTGAAATAAAATCATCTACTGAATATCTTGATAAAATAGTCTTTGTAGCTTCCATATTTTCCAACATTTTTTCTTTATTTAATGAATTATGCTTATGTGAAAAGACCATTATCGACTTTAATGTATTCAGTTGTTTTAACGGAATTGTATAATTTTTTAAAAAATGTCGTTCTTCGGCTAGCGCATTTTCCTCATTATAGCTTGTTTCCAATAATAATTCCTTTTTGAAAGCAAATGTTGCCGCCGTTGCATGATACTCTTTATATGGTCCACATTGATACACTTTGTTTCTTGAATCAAAATAAAAATGCATTTCGCTGCTTCCTGCAACCAAAAATGTCGGATTGGCTTGCAAAGTTTCCACTGCATGAGACACACGTTCTGGTGGATAATAGTCATCATCATCCATGTAAATAATAATATCTCCAGAGCATTTACTATGCATTAGATTTCGCTTTTTACCTAATAACATTTTTTCCTCGTAATAAAAGTATTTGACTTGGTCTATATCTTTGACAAGGTCTTCAATTGGGTCTGTTCCATCATCAATAATTATCCATTCAATGCGGTCTTTTGGATAAGTTTGGTGTTCAAAGCATTTTATCATATATGGAATGAAAGGCCTTCTATTAAATGTCGGAGTGCATATACTAACAAATGGTAACAATGGTTCGACTGGAATGCTTTTAGCTGTAATCTTATTTTTATTCTTCTTTTTATTTTTATTAGATTTTGGCATTTATAATAAATTATATACTTATTTATTATTTAAATTGTAATTTAAATAATTACAATTTATTTATTTTTTATTTAATTATATTATTTTTATACCAATCGTATATTATATTCCTGTTTTTTATTATCATGTGATTGTTTGCGTCTGGTCCTTCCACCACCTCCTAGTGGTTTATTCAATGCATTTGCACTAGTTAATGCGTTAGTTGCATTTGCATTTGCTGCACTAGTTAATGATGCTTGTTGTTCAGCCAATTTTTGCGTTGCTGTACCTGTTAACGCCGCTTGTTGTTCAGCCAATTTTTGCGTTGCTGTACCTGTTAATGCAGCTTGTTTGTCAGCTAATCCACTTGTTAATTCAGCTTGTTTGTTAGTTAAACCAGAAGTTAATGCAGCTTTTTGGTCAGCCATACTTTTGGCTAACGCATCTTGTTGGTTAGTTAAATTAGAAGTTAATGCTGCTTGTTGGTTACTTATTCCACTAGTTAAATTTTGTGTTAATGTTGCATTTGGTGGTCCACTCGCAACAGCACCAGGATTAGAAGTAATATTAGCATTTTCAGGAGAAACAATAGAAGAAGTAGGAGAAGTAGAAGAAGTAGAAGAAGTAGAAGAAGTAGAAGAAGTAGGAGAAGTGGTTAAAGACCCAGCAGCAGTAGCTGCTATTTCTGGAGGCTGCTCAACTATTCTTTCCTTTATAAACTTAGTAAACACAATATCATCGGATACATTTTTATATTGCTCATTCATTTTCTTATTAAACAATTCAATTGTTGGCTTATATTTTTCATTATTTGGGTCATTTCGGTCAACTATTAAATCAATAAATATATTATCAGTATCTTCAAATATAACCGAATCAATTTGTTTAATTGTATTTTCCAATGGTATTACAACTTCAAAATATTTAAGATTATATTTTTTATTTGTGGATGAACCCATTGAAAACATGGATGATTTTTGTTGTGCCGGAGCATCTGCAGACAAAGAATCAACGTTGTTAGTTCCTTTTATAATTTCAACAATATTTGGTCTAATAATGTAAATCAATCTCTCTGATTGTCTAAGCGAAACCATTAACTTAATAAATGGAATTGAAGCATCAGCCTGATTTGGTATTCTTGGAATTGCAATTCCATTTAAATTTGTCTTTGATGTTTGAGTATCCAAAAAGGTTTTGAATTTTGTTAGACTCTCGTTTGCCTTCTTTACATTTGTATCTAACTCTGTAGAATAAGACAATAAATATTTTAGTTGTGACCTAAGTTTTTGCATTGTAACATTAGTGTCATCGGCTGTACTTAATATAAGACTTTGTCTGCCGAAATCATTGCCTTTGAAATATTGCCTTATAAGAGTATTCAAATCAGTATTTAATAATTCAAATCCAGGGAGTTGTTTAAGTTCTTTAATATCTCCGGGTGCACCACCTCTTTGTTTTATGCCACTTTGTTTTGTACCGCCACGTTTAGGCTCCGAATCTGGTTTAAATTTACTGCCCAAAATTATAGCATCTTCTTTCTTTACTTCATTTTCTAGGTTTTTATTAGCCGTTTGTTCTGGAGTATTTGTATCTACAGGACCTGTTGGTTTCTCAAAGGAAGTGATTACATCATTATCTTGGGTAACACCTTTACCATTGGAATTAGTAGCATTTACATTAGTCGCATTGAAATTAGTCGCAGGAACCGATGCACCTAATTTATTTTTAACATTGTTCACAAAATCATAAGATATTTTTATTGTTTTAATTGCTTCAGTTTGAGATTTATAAACCTTTGTTGAAAACTCGGCAATTTTATCTTTATATACTTGAATTTGGTCGCCCTCATTTTCACAATCATCTTCATCTTCTTCTTCTGGTTCAGAATCGTCTTCTTCACCCCCACCAACTCCATCCTTTCTAACTATTTTGATTAAAGTGTTATCACCATCGGGTTTTTTAGAAACTAATATGTTACAATAAACAATTGCTAATATAACTGCAATAACAACACCAACAAAGTAATCGGCACCTAAATATGTATTGGTGTTCATAAACAAATTAACAATGGATAAAAATATAATATATGTTCTTTTGTATGAAAATGTATCCTTAATAAATGTAATTATACTCTTTAATCCGGAAATACCACCTCCTTGAGGTGAAAACTCATCTTCTATTTTTAATTTATACCTTGCTAACAAAGTTTTAAACATAGTATAAAAAGTCAAGTATATTGGTGAAAAAAGTAACATAGAACCTAAGAAATAAATAGACAGACCTATTGTTGTCAATATCCAAAGAATCCAGGATACAATTCTGGAACCAATTGTGACTTCCTTTTTAATATGTTCAATTTCATCCGGTGTTCTTTCTTTTTCTATTCCTATCATTCTCATAATGTAATTTGGTTTATCAAAGTCCTTTTCACCATTTTCCTCGCGAGTCTTTGCTCTCAAAAAATCAAACCCTTTGGTTAATGAAAATCCTACATTAGCGAGTGATTTAAAATGACACCAAAAACTGGCGCCAATATTGTAAATTATAAAAAAAGGTATAAATATCAGACCAATTAATCCAAATATTAACATAGCAAGCCATTCAGGCATTTGAGATAAACTTTTAAATGTTGCTTGAATAAATCCAAAGCTAGAAGCAACCATTTGATTTAGAACGTCGGAACGCCATAATGCAAAATTAGTAGGCTTCCATTCTTTATTATTAGGGTCTGGATTCTGTGTAGCTTCATATAAACTTTTAATTAAACTGCTCTTGAATCCTTTTTCCATTGCCTTTACATCAAATTTGGCCAATTGAGAATATGCGTTTATTGCTTTAAATCCAAGAAGAACTGCCATTCCTTTCATGCCAAATTCACGAACTATATTCATTTTAATAAAACTAGGCTCAGGTAATGGAGGATTTGGTAGCTCACAAGTATATGGTTTAAAATTTGCATCAGTTGGTAAAATCCCGGATTCAGCAACTTTAGCCATATAAAGACCAATAGACCCCAAAACAACAAAGCCAATAACAACACCGGTAAATACACCAAAATTAGTAATGAATTTAACAAAATTAGGGTCGTCTTTTGGATTTTTTTGATTTTGTAGATTATTTATTGCTTCTGTTGACATTATCTATAATAAATATATATTAAATTTTATAGATAAAATAATATAATAATAATAACGATTGTTTGTATCCATTTCTTAAATATAATTTATTTTTATATTGTATAATGAATTTATCATCCATAATATTATTTTTTAATAGAAATAAAACTAATATTCTATTGGCTGCTTTATGTGTTTTATTAGCATGGTTAATAATTAATTGGTTTCGTTACTTAAACAATAATTATTTTATTTTTAAAGGCACAAATAATATAAATCAAAAGGAAGGTTTTAAACCAAATACTGAGGCCTCTTTAACTTATGATAATCCTAATACTCCTTTAACCACTCATAGTGTCGATATGCCGTTAAATACAAACTACAAATGTGCTAATTTCTGTGGCCCAAAGCAGACCTGTTCAAAGACTCCTGGCATTCAATGTTCGACTGATGTAGATTGTTGGCAATTTGGTTGTCAATCATTGCTAAAGCCTCCAACTAAAAAACAAGTGGAAAATTTAGAAGATGAACCTAAGCCTGATAATGATGCAGGCATACTAACATACAATCAGACGCCACAATATTCATTTTTGACAACAGACACAAGTATAAATGCAAACATTATAAATCAAAATGCTGAACTTGATAGACCATATGCAGGCATTCCTGTTTGGGAAAACACTTACAATAAACAAGCACAAATGATTGATGATGAATTAGCATATAAATACTCTGCTGAACCAGAAAAATATAAGACGACACCATTTTATCCTGTGTCAACAACAATAACCGGATTATTTTATGATATAGGACCGACTCCATCGAATGCTACCAACGTTTAAAAGGTTCACAAACTTATGATTAGGTCGCATATGTAAGCCCCACATTGCCGCCAACAAAGTGAACAACATTGATGCGCTCTTCAAATAAAACTAAATTAAAATTATAATCATAAATGCGCCATGTAGGTTTATTTACACCAATTATATTACCCGTTTGGGGGTCACAAATAGTAAGACTTTGAGCCAAGGGGTCAAGAGGAGGTAAAATGGTAGTAAATTCCAACTCTATCTGCGTAAAGCGATTCATATTTATTGCACCTGATGGCTGCAAATTTGAATTATTTGAATGAATACTAAAATTATAACAATAGAGTCCCGATGGCGCATTACCAGAAGTTCTAGTATATTTTTCTATATAATTGTAAACACCTGCTGGTTGAATATTCTCTCGATAAGAACCATCTAACAAAATACCCATTGCAACTAATATTTGTTTCTCATTTTCTGGTGAATAATTTGATGTAATTAAAAGACCAGTTAGATTGCCATTTGTGTTTACACCTGGTCCAATATAAAATGGTTGAAGTTGTTGGTTGGCATCATTTCTATAAATTAAATAATTACCAGCTGTTGGCGCTTGTATAACATCTAAAGGCATATAACCATAAGGCCAATTTGTATAATTCGACCATTCATTCCTTAAATTAGCATCACTTCTTTGAAAATAAAACATCCAATTAGATATCATTCCAAGTGAATCTAGTGCCACCTTGTTAGGTCCAGTCACATTGTAAAACCGCTGCTCATGAACTTGTTTTATTAAATACTTTTGCTCCTCTAAAGCAAATAAACGCTCCTCGTCATTTGATAAGAAACCATATGTGCAATTCAAATGTACATCTGCATTCCATAATGTTCTTGTATCTGTATAAGACGTAATGCCTACTTCAATGTCAGGCGGTGGGTTCAAAAAACGATAAAATTGCATGTACCATGTGTTAAAATTCGGCGCCACATAAGGATAATTAAATACAGAATCAAAGACATCACGGATTTGAAATATCTCATTGATTGGTCTTAATGTGACAACAATATGCAACTCATTATATTGCAACGATGTCAAAGGAAACGCCATTTGAGATTTAAGACCAAACCAATTGTTTAGCGGAATGTATAAAATGCGTCCACGAATGGATGGCTCAGGGCCAGCTAATGCATCAGTATAATAAGCATTTGGATATGAATTGACACGTGAACCAGCATTGGCAGGGTCATTTAATTCTGGTGTGTTGCCAGACATTATATCAAATAGTTCTTTTTTATCACTAGAAAAATCACGCTGGACGGCGGCTAATAAGTAATCACCTGAATATTCTTGGAGCGTATAATTGCCACATGTAATGCTTATTTTTGAAATCATTTTTGCTCCTAAATTCTCAATCCATTTGAATTCATAAGGAGCCCATTCTTGAATATCAGAGTCCGCTTGTGGTGGTATAATGGGACTCCAAATGCTAGGCAATGCAACAGATAAATAACAATCCATAAGCAAATCAGCATATCTAGGTATTTTGAAAGTGAACGTGGATTCTTCGGATAGACGCAATGTTTTAGAACCTTCAAAGTCGACACGAAACTTTTGCAAACCAAAATTAGTATAATGCGCATATGTAGTTTTAAAAAACGTTTTAGAAGGATTTCCATTTAAAATAATATTTTGTTGTCCAATAGATACAAGATTCATAAGTCCTCCTGGCATTTATTTGTAATTATAATACTAACATATTATTTTTTTAACTAATTATAATCAGGATTATATTTATTTTGTAAGAATTTATTTGGAAGAATATAATTTGGAAGAATATTTATTATTATTTTATACATTTAATATATTATAAAGAATAATGTCGTCACCAAATATTACAGGAGGAGTAGATAAAACAAGAGCACTAATTAATAAAGGCGCAAATGAATTATTAGAGATGAATGATAATACAGCTATTACGCTACTAACATTCTTAACATTCTTTATTATTATACTTTCATTCATCTATTATTTTTATTATAATGGCGCAGGAACTATTGGCGGCATATCAATTATATTAATAGTAACTATAATGACAAGCATAGTTGGACAAGCAGTTATGGGAACAGCTGGAGCAATGATAGGAGGAATTATTGGCGCTTTAATTGGTATAACTATATTTACAAAAATGTCAAATAGCAAGATTAACCGAAATTGCAGTGTAATGGATGGAGTTTATGGTGAAAAAAATATAGCAATATCAAACACAAGAGAAATATCAAATCCGTTTTATGATTATTATGTTAAAACTGCATATAATTGTTGTTCAGGGGGAGATTATAGAAATGATTATGTATCTATGTGTTCATTAAATGACTTATTAAAACAAGGCGTAAGAGGTCTGGATTTTGAAATATATTCCATCAATGATGAGCCTGTTGTAGCCACATCTACTGTAGATAATTATTGCGTAAAAGAAACATTTAATTATATTAATTTTAGTGATGTGCTAACCAATGTATTAAATAATGCATTTACATCAA